CTTAATTACTGCGGCATGAGCGTCTTTTGGTGTAGCAGTGTCTATAAGGTAGCTAGCTTCTGTTTCAGTAAATCCAAGGCCAGCCAAATCCTCTTTTGAGTAATCAAACTTTCTTTTTTTTGCTTCGGCAGTAGCGTCGGCAATTCTATTTCTTCGTAGCAAGGTCTCTTCTTGAATTTGCTCATATAGGTACGAATTTTCTTGACCGTACTTTGTAATAAATTGATCTTTAGTCATTCCAGAGCTACGTATTTCGCTGGCTCTTTGCTGGTCTCTAAGCGCGTTGCCTTGAACCTCCATCTGAAGATCTTCAAACCAGCCTTGCGCCTTCCATCTGTCAAACCTTTCAACACGCATTGCCGCTTCATCAAGCGTTATATTGTGAGTCTGAGAAACCCTCTCTGCCTGTTTCTTTTGCTCAGTGCGCTGAAATATGTCTTGGGCGACTTCACGCATTAGGTTCCCGACCTGCATTGGATCAACTCGGCCCTGCTTTGCCGCTTCGTTTGCCTCGACCTGAAGCTCGCCAAGCTGTCTGTCTCTTTCTGCTTGAGGGAGCTTTCCGTTGTTTAGTACGTCGTACATCTTTTCTCTAATGCCATTAATTTCAACGCCGGCTTCAAATTGCGCTGTGGCCTGAACGTCAGTCTGAACACGACTCATGGTTTCACGAATCTTCTGTGCGCTTGTATCATCCGTAATCATGTTGGCATATGAACCCATAGCCTCTTGATACATCTCGGGCGTAAGATCCCCAGAAGCCGCCATCTGCTCTAAGCCAAACAAACCTTTTTCAAGTCTTGCAGTTTTCTCGGCCTTTTCTTTCCTTGCCGGCATTGAGCCAACAAGCATCCCGGCCTGTCTTACATCCTCCATAAATGCAGGTTGCGTTAAGGATCTAACCAAATCTCTACCAAAACGTGCCATTGTTAATCTCCTTATGTTATGCCGACGTTAAAATCAAACCCGGTTGAGCCGCTTAACAAGCCGCCACCAAGTGATCCAGCAAGGTTTGCTTGACCCAATGCCGAAGCAAGGAGCATATCCAGTCCAGAGGCTCTGGCTTCTCCGAACAATCCTGCGCCATAAAGCTGTGCTTGCTGTTGTTGTGCCGCCGCAGTCTGACCGGGAGACAAAGCCGCAAGAAGCTGTTGCTGTGGAAGATAAGCGCCCATCAAAGCACCCATGCCCAATTGTTGCTGTCCTGCCTGAAGAGCCTGAGATCCGCCTAGCAAACCTTGACCCGCTTGCATGGCCTGTAACGCCTGAGCTTGCTGTGCCGCTCCGAGACCTTGCGCTTGTCCTGCAAGACCAGTTCCTAGTCCAGCATACTGAGCACCAAGAGCCGCTTGTTGCGCCTGCTCCGCTCTGGCTTGACCCATAGCGCTTAACATGGCTTGTGATTTAGCTTCTTCTTGAGCTTTTGCTACAGCCAGTTGCTCAGGAGTTCCGCCGTATTGAGCTGTACGAACGCCCAATCGACCTTGAGAGGCTAGTCGTTGCTCTAACTCTAATCGCTGTCTTTCTTCTTCAGGGCTTTGAGCTTCTCGCATGCGCTGATATAAAGCCGCTTCACGGTCATCGGTAGACATTCCTGCCTGCTCCATGAATTGACCACCTAAACCAAATGCCTGGCTAGATGCCGCACGGGTAGGGTCCATGCCAAATACTGGCTGACCCATCAAGCCTTGACCTTGACCAAGAGCGCTCATGCCAGCTTGTTGGAGTTGTCCTGATCCAGGTGTTGGCTGTCCAAGAAACTGACCTGCCTGACCAAACAATTGCTGTGAAAGCGCTTGCTCCTGCGGCGAGTAACCCATAGTAGTAGATAGAGCGCCTGTAGTAGGATCTATTTGCGTCCCAAAGGTTCCGCCTGTACCACTAGTAATTGTATAAGGTCGAAATTGAGTCTGGCCCATTTGCTCTTCAGCAAGAACCTGGCCTTCTGTAAGGCCTGTTTGCCCAATATCAGCAAGTCTGTTATACGCAGATCCAAGCAGTCCAGCGCCAGCGCCACCTGCAAGAAACTTTAAAAACTCACTCATTAGTAAGTACCTCCGTCAATTGTCCCTGTTGACAGAGTTCCATTAAACGTCAGTGCAGGAATAGTTACTGTGCCTGTAAACGTAGGCGAAGCGGTGTTTGCCTTCGTGGCGATAGCCGTAGAAATCGCGTCGAATTCTGTTTCAAATTCAGCGCCCTTAATAATTTTGCCGCTGTCACCGGAAGGTAGACTATCTTTCGCGGCAAAGTCTGTGGTCTTTGTATAATTACTCATAGTACTTTACCCATTAGTGCTAACACGTTGATCTCTTGGAGAGACAAACCTGACCCGTCTATGTCTGCTTCCAACCCAATAGTAATGACGCCCCCGCCTCCTGTCGCGTTAATTCCACGTCTAGAAGTAAGATCGCCGCCTGTAAACTCTGCCGTACTGTTAAACTCACTTTCGTTGTAATAAGCAGTTACCTGACTACCAACGGTAAATTCTGCTGTCTGAAAAAATGTGCCAAAGTCATAAGCCCACTTTAAAAACATAATTGCGCTGTTTGCACCAACAATCGTAGGTCTAAGCTTCTTTAATATCTTTAGTCGAGAAGGGTCGCCAAATGTAAGGCCGGGGCTGTAGTACTTAAACCGATATGATTCGCCGTTATCTTGATAGCCTGTATACGTGCTAATCCCGTTGCCATTACCTATAAGCAATGTGCCGTCTTCTTTTCTGGCATAAGATGTAAAGCCGGTACCGGGCCATCGAGTAACTCTAAATGCACCGTTTTCTACTGTACCTCTAACATCAAAGCAGTACGTTGTGTCTTGATTAACAAACGTAAGTAAATAGAAGCCCTGCTCAGGACTGTATACCGTTCTATAGAACCCAATTTCGTTTTGAAGTAGATCAATAATGTCTTTAGTAATACTGTTAGACAGACTGCTAATCGGCATGGACTTTTCTTGTATTGTCCTGCCAAAGCTTTTAAGGCCAGTGTGAGACAAAAACAATACGTCAGTGCCGGTGTATTGAATGGTATCTCTATCTACACAACCAACACCTGCAACCGTATCTGCTAAGAACATGGTGGCAGGAGCCTCAGCTCCCTGATACACAACAATGCTGTGTTTGCCAAAAATAATTAGCAAGCTATTGTGTGCCGCCAGCGCTACGATCTCGTCATGACCGTCAGGCCATACCTTTGAGATGTCAATTGAGCCGCTAGTACCACCAGACCAATCATGCCCTATAAGAAGATCTGACCAGTAAATAGTAGATTTGTTAGCACCAAAGTCAGCCACCCACAGCCTTCCATAGGCCGCCAGGACTTCGTTACCGTATATCGCACTAGTTACCCCTGCCGCACCAGAAACGCTACTGAGCGTGACTACAGAGCCTCCTGCGTTGTCATAGACTAAAGGCTGGAAACTACGCTGAAAGAAATAAATCTTGTCGTTGAAATTAACCATCTTCCAGTTGTCAGCATTAATTGTATAACTACCGGGAGTTTCATCGGCTAAGGTTGTAGTGCCGCTAAGGATTTTGTTATTTCCTACAGAAAAAATCTTAGAGTTGCCGGCATCATCCTGAAACTCTTTGATGGCTCTAATCTTTGCAGAGCCAAGCGCTGTTTTGTTCGTGGTAATTACAGTGTGACCTTTACGAGACGCAATACGCCCACGCTTGTCGATTACTGCATTGTCAGCAATATCGGCAAACGAAGGATCTTGCGACAGCGGAGAATCTTCTGTATTGATTCCCTTAAACGCTGGAGCTACAAGATTTATGCTTTGTAGTGGTTGAGCCATAACTACCTCACGGCGTATAGAATATAGTTTCTTCCGGATGCTTCTGTGCATCTAGTGCAATAGCATCAGAAAGATATTTATCGGCAATAGCAAAGTACTCAGGAGCAGATGTGCCGCCGGTCTCTCCACGCTCACGGGCTAACAAAGCAATTGCTAAATGAACAACGGGCATAGACGGAACTGTTAACTCATCATCATTAGCTGACAAATCAGCTCCACGCTTTACGCAGTTAAAGCGAATCGTGTACGCCTTTTCGGGTGTTGGGTATATGTCAATCTGAGTATCACCACTGCTATCAATGCCGTTATAGGTATAGTAAGTAGGAGCGCTCTTGCGAGCATCAGAAATCAAGTACGCTTCATCAAAGAATGTTGCTGTCTGATACTCCATAAACAAATTAGCAGTATCATTAATGACATTCAGGGCTTTAATCCTGTTCTGACTTCCCGTTAGCGAATAGTTAAAAACATCTGCCGTTGTAGTAATCGTAAGAGTAGTTCGCAATGCAGACCAATCCCAGGCATCTTCTACCATTCGTTTGGCATCATTAACAAAGTCACCTACCATTTTTGAGTATGTGCTTCCCTGCACTGAGGTAACTTCTTCTTCTCGAAGCCTCCGCAATACATTGTTTACTAGGTTTAGATAAGTCATTAGTTGTTCCTATCCATAATCATTTTGGTAAGTAATCCGCCCATTAAATCATTAGCGCGTCTTGGTTGCGATGGTGCTTGAGGTAAAACCAAAGGCTGTATCTCAGGTAGCTGGTAGTTTAATCCTGCCATAAAGGGGCTTGCCATCATTCCGCCACCGCCGCCACCGCCGCCACCAGACTCTGGATCGTCAACTCCCGAAGGAATGCACTCTCCTGTTTCTGGATCTTCCGTAGTGCCTTCAGGACACTTTTCTTCTGGCTCTTGCTCTGGCTCGCTTACAACAGGTGGCGCACATCCGTATTCTGGATCCGGCCTAGATCCATCTGCACATTCCGAGCACAACGGCCAGTCATCAGCTCCGTTTTCACACTCTTCAGTTTCAGGATCATCAGAAATAACTGATACGCAATTACCTTCAGCATTTCTAAACTGGCCTTCAGGGCATTCCTCCGGATCATCTATAACAATCTCAGGCTCAGGCTCAGGCTCGGGTTCAAAAACAATTTCTGGCTCAGGCTCAGGCTCGGGTTCAAAAAC